TATGTCTTGTCGCCCCATTTCAAGTAAGCCTGATAGCAGATGCCGTCGATGATGGCGTGGTGCCACTGCTCCGGTATTTCCGGCTCGTCAGTATCGAGGGCCATGTCCTGCTCGGGATACCGGAACACCGACAGGTTGAGCGTATAGCTTGTGTCGGGAGGCGCGTAGAGCGTGATGTACCCATGCCGGTAGTCAAGGATATATCGCGTCGGCTCCACAGCAGTAGCAGAACGCCAGCCGGGATATTCCTGATCCATTTCCAGCTTTGTTTTCTTTGTGAGAAGAAGATCGGAGGTCGTCAGCTTCGCCGTGACGACGGAAATAATGGTAGAATCAAGCGCATAATCAAGAGTGCTGGCTACCACGCTGATATTGCAGATCGAATCAGTCGTGGAATCCTCAATCACCCTTGCATCGCGGGCAATGATCTTTTCGGCTTCGTTAGCGTAAAGATTCAGTTCCGTGTCGAGGTAGCGGTACGGTTTTTCGTAGTCATCAAGGCGATACCGGCAGTAATCGCGTAGATTCTTCAAATTCATGTGCGGCCCCCAGGGTTAAGGCGGGGGCATACCCCCGCCGATGGTTAAAACGTCACCCTATGCCGCTCGCAACTGCGCGGCTGCCCACCAGTCGATGTCAAGATTCTCTGCCGCGCCGGACCCGATTTTCACACCAAAAGTCGGGCACATTGAAACCGAAATGGGGAAATTCGTCGCGGTGACATACACCGAAGTATCCAACTTCACCCCATTCAGATAGAAATATACCCTTCCCAAAACCGACTTCATGCCAAACTTGATCCATGCTGCCGTTGCCGTTCCCGCCGTGGCGTCTACAGCAACCCTTGCACCGGCACTCTTTTGGTGAATAGTCTGAATAACGGCATTAGTTGCGCCGGCTGCATCGGAAATGATCTGGAATCCGATGGAATTGACGACTTTCATTACCATGTCGTCGGTATTCATCAAATCAGCACCGACTTCTCCCGCCCCAACAAGGCCGACGAAAATGCCGTGTTCAGCCGCAACCTGAGAGGGCTTCAGCCTCGCCTCAAACCACCAGTTATAGAAAGGATCGGTTGCCGCATCCATCAGGATAATCCCCGATGCCTGATTGTAAACGGCAAAACATTCGTCGTTATCCGTGCCGGACAGGGCGAACCTTCCGACTCCGCCGCGCTGCCCCGTCAGCGACGTGAAAGTATCGGTCGTATCGGTATAGATGGTGTAGGGAAATCCCGTGGCTTGAAGAACCGGGAAATCATCGAATACGAACAGACCGATAGTGGGGTCCAGGGACATCTGCACAATGGGGCAGTCATTCCAAATATCGGGAGAAAATCCCGCCCCAGACGCCGTCCTGCCGGAGAAAAAAATCTTTTCAAATGTTCCGTTTGTCGCGTGAAAATCTTCGTATCTCGGCATATTCTTTTCCTCCAAGGTTATTCAGCGGGGGGAATGAGAGCGACCCCCCGCCTACGATTCAGAGCAGCGCCCGCACCTAGTTCAAATCAAGAATCAGCGCATACACATCGACGATGCAATCCGTGAATGCCGCCGTTGCCACCAGAAGATCAATGGTGTCGGCGGTCTCGAATAGAGTGCCGCCAAGCCCTATAATATCTCCGTCAGGCCCCGCGACCGTGTTTGCTACCGCGCATGTCGCCGCCGCCACATATTCGTCGGTGTCGGTCCCCGTGATGCCAAGCTGGAACGTAGCCGTCGTATTCGTGCTTTCAGGCGTGGTCGTTTTGTACCATGCCAGAATGACCACCGAACCAGCCGGGACATAAATGGCCTCGTACACATCGGCATTCGTGTTGGTAATCCCGGTTTTGGATGTATCGACGGTTGTCTTGGCAATATACAGCCTGTCCGTCAAAGCTCCCCAAGGCTTTCCGGTTCCTACGGTTCCCACGACAGGAGCGGTAGGGCTGGTTCCCGATCCCTGAGATACGCCGGTGAAATTTACAGTACCCATAATTTTGTCCTCCTTTCTTTAGAGTCTGTTATTTACGGACATACATGTAGCCGAGGGACTGTCCCTTGACCACTTTGAAGCCGTAAACCATCAGCCCTCTGATAATCGTGTCGAATGACTCGGTAGAACGGAGGGATTCGGTTTTTGTCAACTGCGCGGCGAACGTGATGGCATCCATGTTGCCGAACAGAACATAGTAGCACTTGAACCCGGAGGCATCCGTCGCAGCCGCAACGGTCGGAAGTTGGTTCGACGTGTAGAGGGTGAATCGCCCCAGGTTTCCGATGACGTTTGTTCGCAGAACGGATTTGGAATCTCCCGTCATGCTCGCATCCTTCACGTCGGATTTGCGGATCATTCCGCCCATCCACTCCGGCAGGACCATCCATGACCCCTCTTCGGGAACGTCGTTCTCGCCCAGGACCGTTCCGCAGTCGTCGATATAATCAGTGACATTGGTTTTGGTGATCTGGACGGGAGCGCCTGACGCTCCGAGATCGTATCCCGCCGAAATCTTCCCTGCGGTAGCTCCGTAGTTGTAAGAGTTCGCATCGGCGGCTACTCCCGCAAGCACGGCAGAGTCAACCGCGATCTTCAACTGCTTCAAACAACAACTCTACAAAAGAGTTGTTCCGACTGTCGCTTCACCCTTGGCTGCATGATACCTTTCGTTTTGCCAACAGTTTTTGCATTTGCCCTTCGCATAATATTTTTCAGAACCACACACCAAACACACTTGACCGTCATAATGACGATACCGATGTCCGTCGGTAGCAGGCAAATCCCTTACCATTGCATAATACGAAGATATATCAACCTCAGATGTTAGGTCGTTCAGTCTGTGCGGGTGAGTTTTCATGTCACGAAGAATTCTGGCGATTGTTTCCCCATCCCTAAAATGCCCCATTGTCGCACAAGCCAACACAAAATGAGCTTGTTCCCGTTTAATTAAAAGCCGTGGTGCAATGTAGGACAAAAACTTAATCGCCTTCGCAGCATCCAACCTTAACGTCCACCGAATGTTATTCCCATTGCCTCTTGTTTCGATAACGCCGCCGAATGCTTTTTTGACCAACTCCAAACCGGCAGTTTCATCAGTATTGGAATCAATGCTTACCTTTACCGAAGCTGTACCGCCATGCTTATTGGCACAAGCATATATGCACCCATCACCATCAAAATAACCGGATAGCCACGATCTACTCGGATGGGTCGGTATGGAATCAGTGCTTATTCTTTCGATGAACCCAAGTTCACGCAAGAAAGAATTTGCTTTTCTTCGTTTAGTAACCATGAAAGGCTTTAACCGGCAAAGGATGTCTATTGCGGGTTGACCGTGAAGTTTGATTCTTCTCGAATAACCGACAACCCCTCTGCGCTTGCTTTTGCATACAAGCATGGACCCTTTTCCGATAGCCTGATGAATGCGTTCGATGACTCCATCATTAGAAAGTTTTTGGATAAATTCCATCCACAATTTTTTGTTACGATCAATGTAGATAGAACCGTCTGAATCCAAAAAACCCGCTATATATTTGTCACTCAAGACCCGCATTCTGCTCTTCCCTCTGGTTAGACTTAGTCTTTCCAGTTATTTAGACCTAATTTAAAGCCGCCAAGCTAATCATAGCGGCGTCATCAGTCCACTTGTTGAGAAGGTCGAGATCGGACTGAACCTTGTCCACATCGTCGAGAAGCACGTTCCATCCTCGGCCTTGGTCAATAAGCAACTCGACATCAGCCGATTCGGGACGCTGTTTGGGAAGGGTCATGCCCTTCTGGTAGGCGAAGGTGGTCACATCGGGGACGGTGCGGATATACACCTTGTCTCCGAAACTCCTGATTTCACCCTCGTAATCGGTATTTGCGATCTGACTGAAGACCGTCTTGGTGTAATACTTCTTGAGGATCTTCTTGGACCACAGCTCTGGGATAAATTTACTTGTACCGGCACTCGAATAATCGGGATGCCCGCCAACTCGATCAGCACTCATGGCTTCCTCCTATATGTCCGGGCATCCGTTCGCGTGGTACGTTAAATCAATGTTCCTTTCAAGATGGCGGCGTCAAAGGCATCGCCTACTTGCTTTTCCGTTTTCCCGCCATAATCGGAGGGATTGAAACGGCTTCTCGGATTCATGAATTTCTCGTACTGCGCTCGCGTAAGCCACGGCGGTTGCCCGCTCTTTTTCGGGATCGAAGAACCGCCCGAACGCGGAGGGGCAACGAATTTAGTCAAGTCTTGCGGAGGCGTCTCACCATCCTGCGTGGAAGTCTCCGTTGTCTGGTCCGCTTTGAAATCGAGAAAGAACCTGGCAGCGGTTTCGGCATCGAGGTTTTGCGCGGCGTGGCGAAGCAAATCCAATTTCGTCGCCCGCGTATAGGGAACGGGAGTGCTCAGCCATGCAATGAACTCCGGGTCGTGATCAACCGTTCGCCAGTCGGGAACGCCCGCCCTCGCCATTGCCAAGTCGAACCTTTCCTGCTTGTTAAGGTTCACCTCCTCCTTGACGCTTTTGAGGTCGGCTGTAACTCCCGTTTCGAGTTCCTTGCGTAGCGCGGCGATTTCCTGACGGTGCTCGTCCTTGAGTTTCTTGATAATCCTGGCGAAATCGGGACTTGTCTCTTCAAGTTCAGCCAAATCCTCATCTGTCTCAGGCTCATCAATCTTCTTGGGGGCTGCTTTCAGCGTCTCCTCAAGTTCTGTAATTCTCTTGGACAGACTCGCGGCATAGTCGCGCCACTGGCCTATTTCTGCGGTGAGTCGTGGAATTTCCACCTTGTACTTGCCGTCGATGGTCTGGTACTTGGCTTTCCAGTCCGTCGTATCGACCACCGGCGGCTTTTCAACAGGCTTCTCTTCCGCTGCTTCCGCTTCCCTTGTTTCCTCGTCTGCGGGGGCAACCGCTTCTTCCGGCGTCTCCTCGCCCGATGCTTCTGGAGTAGCCTTGTCCGTCTCCGGTGGTGAGTCGGGCTGGTAAGTCTGCCTCCAGATGGCGTCCGCTTCCTGCTCTGCTCTTTCCAGTTGTTTCGCTGTAAACATTTGCTTCCTCCTTGTGGGCCAGCTATGGTCTCCGTTTCCGGGCCAACTATGGTCTCCACGCCGTGAGGCTTTCGCCTCGTTATGGGTTTCGCCGGGCAAACAAAAAGGGCGGCTGTAGATGAGTAGGCACCTACTTGCCGCCCTTTGATGTTTCTTGCGTCCCTTCCGCTTTGGCCGAAGCGTCAGAAAGCCCGGTTATTCTATGCCTTTGCTTTATTTCTCCTTAAATTCTCCGTAATCCTGCTCATCCATGTCGCTTATCTTCACCGTGATGGTATGTGTTCCATCGTCCATCTTGATCTCGGCGTGCCTCATAAACCACTTATCGCTGATTTCCGCGCAACAAAAAAGCGAAACCAAGGCGTCAAGTTGCCTTTCCGATATGGCCTCCATCTACGATTCCATGAAATTGGCGACCACTGCGCCGCTCAATCCCGCACCGCTGAAAGTGATGTTCGCGTAAATCGTCGTCTCCGATGCCGTCACCGGAAGCGGTATGCGGTAGTTCCCCGATGCCGATATGACGAGCGTGAATGCCCCAAGTGCCGTTCCCTCAAGAGAGGTATGCCGGTATTTATCCGTCGCATGAAGGGAAGTGTTGAGCGCGTCAAAAGTGATGGTGATATGGGTATCCGTTCCCTGGGTGTACTTCAGATACAGGAGCACGCCTTGCGTCTGCTGCGTTCGGTATGCAACAACAAAGCTCGGGTCGGTCCCCGTCACGGTTCCGGTGGAACTGGTGCATGTATTCGCGGCCACTTTATCCTCCTTGCTGTTCCATGCGCTTCGCTTCCCTGGCGTTCTCCTGGAATCTCCGCGCATCCTTGATGTTCGTCATAATGTCCTGCAATTCGAGGTTTCTCCCCTGCATCTTTACGGTGGCCTCTCCCGTCGCCTTGTTGTTCGCAAGGCTTTGCGTGATGAGACTTGTTTCAATCCATCCGACGATTTCCTTCCAGAAGGTATTTCCTTCAAGGGCCACGATAGCCCGCAGTACATTGTCGGAAGGGCGAATCATTGCATCATCCTCGCATCCGGTGATCCGTGTGTCGAGACGGGCAACTGAGGACGTATGGGGGAGGCCGTCCTGCTGTCCGTCCCGACCACGGGATTCCCCGCCGCGTCAAGTGTCTGCGCCCCTTCTTTCGGCGCAGCAGGAGGTTCAATAAGTTTCTGTTCGGGCAGTACCGGAATGGGTGATTCATCGAGGTCCACGCCGAGGCCCTTGGCAATCGCAAAGAGTATCCTGCGACGGTTCTCCGCTCCCAAAAGCTGAATATCCACGGGATTCTGCGTGAAGTTGAGGTATTCCATCTGGCGCATTGCGTTCTGTTCCTTGGCAATGAGCGCCGCCGTCCCTTTGGCAGACACCTTGTAATCTCCGATAAGGCCATAGATGTCGTAATTATCGAGAATATAGTCATACTGCCGTTCGAGGCATGGCGTGATAAGATCGAGGTCGATGTTTCGCACGACGGCCCTGATGCCCCTTGCTGCCTGTGTGATGAGCTGATTGAGGCCACTCGACGTGCTTCCCGCTCCCCCTACCTGCGTATCGCCATGCGTCCATGCCGGGACCCCCGAGTGCTCGTCGGCGATCTTCGAGAAGGCATGATAGACGTTCATCAACTGCTCCGTAACCATCGTCGGCTGATAGAAGTTTACCGCCTTGCTGCCGGACCCCATTTGCTCATCCGTCGTGGGGAATATCCGTCCCGGCCAAATCTTTCGGGAAGCGTTCGGTTCAAGCCTGTCCACATTCAAATCGACCATCGGAAGGGAACCGAGGCCGATATTGGCAAGGATGTTTCTGGCGCAGGCATTGCATACCTGCTGGCAGTCGGCGATAAGTTCGGGAATGGGGGTGTGCCAGAATGAATCGTTATTGGTACGGAAGCCCGTGGTGCTGTACGGCTTGCGGCCCACCTTGTCGTAATTCAGCATGGCTTTGATGATGTGCGTCCCGATAACCCACACGCATACCGGGTAATCATTGTCGGGGTCGGGGATGTCCTGCTCAGTCATGCCCCACTCAAGAAGATCCTCCCCCGAAAGTTCATCCCACAATTCAAGGCAGTAGATGGATTCCGGCTTCACGCCGCTTTCGTTGGCGTCTGCGCCTTCTCCCATGCCTTCCAGAGTTTCAGAGGAAAGCCCAAGCCAGTCGGCTTTCAGTTCTCCAGACCGGTATTCGCGCAGGACCGCCCGTATTTCATCTTCATTGAAGCCTTCAATGCCGATGAGGGCATGAAGCTGCCGGGGACGTATCGAGATGACATCAAACAGGTATCCATCGTCAATGCCGATGGATTGTGGGGAAGGAAATATCGAAAATGGCGAACGCCGATCATACTGTGGAACGATACGCTCTTCAACGGTCGTTGACAACTTTCCCGTCATGGGATTTCGCTCAAGTTTCCGCATCTTGTCCTTGCGGAATATCGGGCCTTTGATAAATCCATTCTTGAGCGCCACGATGTCGTCTATGGCCTGTTCGAGCGCCTTATAGAATCCGCCTTCCGTGAATTGGTCGTCGATCATGTCCTCAATGTCGTCGGCCATTTCGCGGGCCTTTTTCACGATGGCCTTGTGAACTCTATCTTTTATGGCATCTGCTGATTCAACGATGATGGTCTTTAGCGCATCCGTCTGTACGGGACGCCCCGTTTGCTGCGCCTGATTTACAGCCATGCCGACGACCTGCTTGACAACTCCCTGCACGATTTTGTCTTTTACTTCGGAGGGTAATTCAGGAATCGGCGTGGGATCAACGGAGAAAATGCGTTTTGACGGCTGGATTACGATGTCCTTGATCCACGCAATACCATTGTGGCACTTGGTGTCGGTGACGTTCAGGAAGATTTCTGGCTGTTCTACGGATTTTATTTGTGCGAGTTTGTCGGCATCATATTCTCCGGCGCGTTGCCGGACGTTCTTGAGCATTTGAAGTTCGATTTCCGACTTGGCCTCTTTTGCGGAGGCCCATTTTTCCATGATGTCGCCAAGGAGTGACAGTCTTTGCTCTTCAAGGGAGTCTAAAGGCTCAATCCGCTCCTGCGAAAGATTTCCAACAAATTCTTCGGATGCGTACAGCGTTGCTTCCATTGTGCTCCCGACAACAATTGTGCCAAAGTTCAGATAAAGTAGCCCCTATTATACGCTATTTTCAGAATATATCAAGGAGCAAGTGGATACTTTTTATCCATCTGGATACTTTTTATCCAGTTCGGAAGCTATTCATACTTCACGCAGCCGATGCAGTAGCGTCTTTGCTCAAAATTAAAATGGATTTCCCGTGGCAAGATAGGTTTATGGCAAATACAGCATGTGAGCGGATAGTCAGCACAGTAAAAACGGCACAAAAACGATTCCGGCAGTCTGTACGTCCCGATTTGAGTAACCCTGACGACGACATGCCTGGGCATATCACCACCACGCCTTGAGTTTTGGCACTATTTCCGCCGTACCGTCACCTTTCGGTCTATCGAACGCCCATACAACGTAGGAAAGCGCCCTGACAGCATAGAAATCCACTTCATCCGTGAGGTTTGCCCTAGCGAAGGATGCAAGTTGTGCGCGAATATGAGAGACAAGGGGGAAAACGAGTCTCTTTTCCTGCACGAGTTCCCGTATTTTCAGCATAGAGGCTTCAAAAGAGGCCGCTTTTGTGCCGACAAGACGCGAGTCAATGCTTGCCTGCCGCTTCCATCGGCTGAAATCCTTGATGAAATTGGCAAATTTTGGGTCAACTGAGGTGTAAATGGTGGATAGATGGTGATGCGGGATGGAGGAAAGCGCCGTCGTGAGTCCCGAGAAGGTGCTTGCCGCACCCTCCTGGATGATCTGCAAGGGCGGCTTCGCGGGATCGAAGGATTGCGTCTTGTCCTCGATAAGCTCGCCAACAATGCAGTAGTAGGCCGGATTTCCCTTCTCGGGCCATGCGAGGCCGCATTTTACGCGGATTTTGGGGATTTGCACTACAGTTGGTTCTTCCATCACATTAACTCGGGAAACATTAATTGTGGCATGTTTTGCCGTGCCATGCATTCATAACAATAACTTAACCTATAATCATCCGGCCCCCCAATTTTCGACAGGTAAATATACCGCTGCTCCCCCGTTTCCTCGTTTTCCTCAAGTCTCTTCGCCGTATGGTGACAATGCTCTGCAAACTGCCTCACGACATCGCTTTGCCTTGGCAAAATCACGTCTTTCCCCGCAAGTTCCCGGTGGGAAGCGTCCATCGCCTCGGTGCGATTACACAGCACCGTTGCAGTGCGCTCGTTCCACTGATACGATCCCTTTTGGTACTCGTTGAAGAAGCACACAAACACACGCCCAGGAAACCGCTCCGCAAAGCTCCGCGCCTTCTTGGTTTCAGGAAGGGCATCGATGACGCACCTTGCCACCTTGAAACGGTTCATAAACTCATCAAGAATCTTCCACTCATTATCCCCTTTCGTCGGATATTCCCCGATATGGATTATCTCCCCTTCCTTGCTCGGGTGTGGTTTCCCGATAACGATATGAAGGTTGGTCCCCTGGTCAACGCCCATTGACGTGATGGTTCCCGATTCACTCGCCATCCCGGAATCCCCGCAGCAGTTCAAAACCTCCTGCACGGAGAGCCGGTTCGCCGCCTCCACATACGCGACACCGATCTTCAGATTGTAAAAGTTAGAGAGATTCTTGGACGAGAGAAACTTGTCGAGGATGTTTTCCGGGGATGAGTTCCGCGCCTGAGAAAACAACTGCGAATACTGCCGGCCACGGTAATCTTTTATCTTGGGTCTTTTCGCCACCCATTCGCCAACAGACGGGTTAAGTTCCCCTCCGCATTTCTCGCATGCTCTGAAGACGCGGCCCTTGACGGAACGGAGCGCCTTCTGCGGATCTTCCATGAAGACATCCACAAGGTTTGTATAGTGATTGCACTTCCGGCACTTCAGGAGCCAGAACCGCTGATCGGTTTTCTGAAATAGCCCGTCAATCCCGTAGTCGGGAAGCGTGGGGTTTGACAGGTAAAGCTGTTCACCGATTTCGGAATGCCCCATCCGTTCAAGGGCCATATCGACGTTCTTCTGAGGTGCTTCGTCAAGCTCATCGAACACAATGAAGTCGACTGGAATACTCTTTAATCCAATTTTACTAACCATTCCGCGTAGATACAAGAAACTGTTCCATATCTTTTTGACGTTTGCTGCGTCAGTGTCCTTCAGCCACGCCCCGATAGTCTCGGGATTTTCGTCAATCAGAGGATCAAGGCGTCCTTTGGATAGATCAGTTACATCGGTTTTGGAGGGGAAAAGATATAGAATCCCGCGATACCGCCCATAGCGGCATCCGTGGACTACCTTCAGGAGCGCCTTCGACGTAAGGCCCAGCTGCGCCGCCTTTATCTCCACCTGGAAGGGATGCGTGTCGCCATAGGGTTCGATGAGATATTCATGCTTCTTGAACGAAAACTCCCTGCCGTCAAGCATAATGGCGTTCTTGACGGCCCACCTGCCAAGATCGGGCTGCTCAACCTCCTCCTGCGTGAACGTGGACTCAAGTTTATCGACAAGGGCGTCAAACATCTGCGCCCTCTGCCTCTGACTTACGGTAAGCGCCGCCATATAGCTATCCCCTAAGCAATCCCCTCATGCTCCGTCGCTGTTTCAACTTCCCAATTACCGCATCTCTGATGTCCTTGTCGGCTTCCCCCAAAACCTGCATCACCTCCTCCTGGAACTCCGCCACCATCTGCACGTTGTAAATGGTCTCGTAAATCTTCACCTGAAGCTCAATCTGCTTCCGCACCTCCGCCGAGATGGAAATGATGTTGCTCTGTATTCTCAAAATATCCTGCACCGTCGCCCCGGACAATTCCTTCAGCTTCTTCAGAAATTCAGGGCTCGCCTCCCCAAGTCCGCCCTCGTTCTTCGCTTCATCCTCCAACTTCTCAATCTCGATCTCCCGCTTGTCCTGTCTCGTTATTAGCCTCTGGCACCTGTCAAGCTCTTCAAGAATCCGCTTGTTCATCTCCCTCAACTGCTGCACAGTGTTGATGTTGTGCCTTGACAAATCGCTTCGCGTCACGTCGGGAACCGCTTCAATCCGCCGCTCCCACCTTTTGTTCATCGCTTCTACGGCCTGCCGGGAGCACCCAAAATGGGAAGCAATGTCCTTCGCGTTCTTCCCTTCCCGAACCATCTGCATCATAATTTCAGGATCAATCACCATTGGTTTTCTTGGCATTGCTACCCCCGTTCAAACAGTCTCCGTTGATTCGTCCTCAATGCTCACCTTCTCCCACTCAGCCTTAGATGCTTTACGTAGAGATCCAACCTTGTAAAACTCCTTCCATCGGTCCGCCCGCCATTCGCTATTATTCAAAAGCCAGTACCGATTCCTCTCTCCCGAAACCCTCTCAACCTTGATGATCTTCCATGACTCAAGAATCCTGATGGCCCTCCGTACTTGGCTGACAGAAATTCCGAGCCTGTCCGACATCAACCCAATCGAAGGAAAACACGACTGATCTATGCCTGCGTGCCGACATAAGACGTTATAAACCCCCGTTGCGTATATCCCGCACTTCCTCGCGTACCCGTTTAAGTATGCGTCATCAATGATATAAAACTTCTCGCGGAGATCACGAACCTCTATCTCCTCGTTTTCAATTTTTACGCGCTTCAGGTTTGTGACTTTTGCGCTGAGTCTCTTTTTAATTACCATAGCTTACGCCTACCCCCGTTCTGGTAGGCAGGGGTGTCTGGTAGAACCCCTAAGGATACACACTAGTAATGCTTTCAAGGAAACCCACATCTCTCAGCCAGAGACAGCATGTATGATTTTTCATACAGCATTATACCTCAAGGACCCCAAGGCAAGGCAAGCGCAAACTGCCAAAAGTTGCGGTACATTTGGGGGGAGAAAGACTCGCATTTCGGGCGAGCGCCGCGCCCCATCGGGACGACTACCGGGGGTAGGGGGGGCAGGCTGGGCTCCTGGGAGCAGGCGAAAACCACCGGCAGCGCCCCCCGATCACCCCCTCTCAGAATAGGCACACGGATATAGTATCCGTATCCCTACCGGGACAACCCCTTGATATGGCGGACCTTGGGCCGCTGTGCCGGGGCATGGTGCACGACTATTGGGTGGAAACTGCCATGATGTAGGATATTTCATACGCCTATGCTGTATGACATTGTATGACACTGTAATACACTGTAATACACTGTAATACGTTGATGGCGTTGTGTGACATGAGGGCGGTTGCCTGCGGGTAAGCGGACGAGTAATCCCCTGTGCGATTTCCGCACACATTGCGTCTATGGTATGACATTTTATCATACCAGTATCGTTACGGTATGACAAATCATCATACTTTGATGCAGTTCTGCATTATTTCCTCTCAAAACCTTGCATTTTGCAATGTCTGAACGGCGCATCGCAATAAACCTTGCATTTTGCAATGCGGCTCGATGCCGATGCTTATTCGACATTTCTTGCCGTTTCCCGCCATTTCTGTCGATTGCCGTCTATACCTTACTATTGCTCACTTTGGTACACATTGTGCCAAGGATGGCTCGACAATTATTGCCGGATTGAGCGGCTATGCAACAGCTGTGCCATGCATCCATATTATTTATCTTATGTGGTGGCATCAAAGGATAGCGGGGTATTGTGCCTGGCAGACGGGGAGATGGCATGGCGGATGCATAGTGTAAAGCAAATAAATGTTGGAGGGCGAGAGATGAAAGGAAACATTTATCACAGCGCAACGGAGGAAGCAGTGGACCTGATAAGGTTTCGGATCTCGGAAATGGAGGCTCTTGAAAATAGCGCCCCTGACGCACATCTGCCGTATCAGAAATTGCTTCAATTCTTTTACGATGTGCGTAGCATTATTGTTAATGACTAATGAATCGAGGAGGGAGAGAAAATGAAATATTCATGCGGACATAAAAAGGGAGGACCGGACCTGACAGTTAATTTTCCTTGTATTGACTGCAAGGTTTCGGCGCTACGGGAAAAAATCAGAAACGAGGGCGCGCTTTCCCTCACGACTGAGGAACAGTGGACCTTTGAGGCTGGTTCCGGGGAAAGCCTGGAGGATTATATCGAACCCGAGGATGC